CCAAGTGGTCGGTATGTGAAGTTAGTGCACACTGTTGGTCAGGATACGAGCGCGGCGGGTAATGACGACGATAAAAATAAGATCCTCAACCTCGCTGAGCTTGAGGTTTTTGCTAAGGGTGGTACCACCAGTTTAGCATCGGGTAAGACTGTAACTGGGACTTCATTATCAGCTGGTTACCCAGGTGCCAATCTTGTAGATGGAAACATGACTAACTTTGCCCACACTTGGGGTCGTGCCGCGAATGTGTTAGATGAATTCTTGGTCGATTTAGGTTCAGTCCAAGAGATTGGAAAGATTAAGATTACAAACCGTACCGACTGTTGTCAAAAACGTGCTATTGGTATCAAAGCGGTAATTCTTGGTGCGGATGGTACGACTGTCATTAAGGAGACACCCGCTATTACAACCGAAGCTGCTACATACACATTCACATTCCCTGGAACTGCTTGGGTTTAAATAACTTAAAAACACAATTCTTATCAATAGTAATGACAACTATTGCTAATTTTATGATTACACCAGTCGTGTCCCTAAAGAAGCGATTTGGGGGTCGTGTGGCGTCATCTGCTCTAGATACCCCACCACCCCCAGTTGATACGACTAAACAATGGGATTTTGGTAGTTACTGTTGGAAAGCTACAGTTGAAGCTCTTGATAAAGATGGTCTAGTTGATAGAACATTCATTGGTTATAGTCAGAATATGAACATAACATCTAGAACCCAGGTTGCGTGTGATCGTTACAAGCTACCTGGAACTACATGTGGAGAAGCTCAGATGGCGATGAAGGGTGGTGAATGTGATGAAGTAATTTTTATGAAACCAAAATCTGGAAAACTTATGAATCTTACAAATCCTTATCAGTAACTGAATTCTTTGTTATCCAAGTATTAATTGTATATCTAAATGTTCCATTTAATTCACCTGTATAATGTGGATGTGTCCAATATGGAGGAAATAAAATAGCTTGTCCAGCTTTTAATTTAATGATTGTTTGTTGTTCCGGAAAATGAAATTCCCCGCCTTCGTAATCACTATTTAATGCAATTATCATACTATATAAACGTAATTCACTTGCATTATATGTCGCCTTACCACTAACACCTGCAATACCATCTACATGCTCTCTAGTGGGTCCATGTATTCTTCGCAATTGATACCCTGAATCACCGACAGCCAATTCTGCTCCTATTCCTGTCTGACATACAAGCTTACTTACTCTATTTACAGTCTTAAAAACAATATCATCCCAATATTTATATAATTTTGAATCTTGTTCTACTAGTTTGGATAAATGGACAGTGAATCCCAATACATTTGAACCAGATTTATAAACCTCTTCCTCCTTCGCATTTTCATCTATTATTTTTTTAAGTCCATCCATTTGTTTCTCGTTAATTACATTTTCATATAAGTATATTTGATTTTTTGGTAATAAACTGTCTCTCATAGTTTTCAATTGTGGTATTTTTTTAAATACATTTTCCAGAAAGTGTGTCCCATCCGTTAATACTGATCTCACTTTCTTCACACCACGGGTAAACACCTTCATCATCTCCTATAAAGTTAAGAGCACTTATATCATTTTCGATACAACGATCACATATTCCCTTATTGTCGTCGATGAGGAGACCTATGTTAAGGGCGCGACATATATCCACCTTGTGTATTTCATTCGGTGTATAACTATTTGTGAGGATAACATCATCGAATACATCGGGGAAGTACATATCTATCCATCTTTCAGTTTCTTCACGAGCCATATCTTGACGTCCAGTTACGATATACATTTTGTTATATCGCTCTCTAAGATTATACATAGCTTTTTGTGATCCAATGATTGGTGTAAGTTCTGTAAATGCTTTAGATTGATAAAAGTCATGGACCATTTTTTGTGAGGCTGGTTCATCTATATCAAATATTTCACGGTACACGTAACTGTATTTTGGTCTGGTTATAGTTCGTTTATGAAATCTAGTCATGGGAAAGAGGAATTTTACTAATACTTCATCGATATCAATGGCAACCCTGTTCATTTATTTAGTACAAATATTATTCATAATCTCCAATTAACACACCACAGGGAATCTAAGTACATTTATCGCGGTTCTGCTTGTCTTGTTTGATAAGGCGTTCCATTATACGGGGAAATATTTTCTAAACTTTAAATAGATGTCTTTATTGCCAGTTATAAATCATAGTAGAATGGAACGACTTAGACCCCCAGAAAGTACTTCACTTTCATTAAATGTAAATACATTGTCTGTTATTTTTATCATTATATGTATATTAGGTATGTATAATCGATATATGACTATCAATCAACGACGTGAGCGATATCATACTTGATACACTTCTCGGGGGTGAGGTAAATATCTTTTTTCATGAGACGCTTAAACTTCTTCTCGGGAATTTTCGTTTTAGACATATACATTTTTTTTAACATTTTCATAAATTTTTCACTTGTCTTCATTTCATTACGAAGATCTTGGAAATTACCCCAAAATTCTGTGGAAATCTGGTGAATCAGAACGTATGCATTTCGACCAATGCGACGTTCTGAACCACCCAATAATACAAATGTTGCGGCACTACAACAAGAACCCTGTGCAATAGTGACAACCTTCACCCGGGCCCGTTCTAGGACATTCATCATGTTTAAACCTGAGAAGATATCACCACCCCCACTCATGATATGTACACGAATTTGTGGTTCGTATCCAATAAATTCAGCCGCTCGTTTGAGAAGTTCAATCTCAAGCTTTTTAAACTTTTCAACAAAATCAAGTGCATTTTCACTATCTATGTCTCCATAGAATAAAATTTCATTACCTATAACTTTTACACAATCATTAACCTCTTCAGGTTCTTTATCTTCTTCCGTAGGCATGTTTGAGTTCTTTTTTTATTTTACTCACGTCCCTCTGTTTTAAGTTGTTTCCAATCATAAGATGATTGATCACATCAAAATCTTGTGGCGTGATATTGTAATCGATTAGGGGTTGTAAATCACCCTTTTCTGCATATAACTTAAGTAGGCTTAAAGTGTCTATATCAATTTTGTGTGTTTGTTTGTTTTGTATGTCATTCAATTTATGTAATCTAGCTTTATAATTACCATATTTAGTCCAGCATCTACCAGATTTTATATTTTCTTTTAATAGTGGTTTCCCTAGGGCAGTTTTGGGTATGACAACCGCATTTAAAAGAAAATAAGGCATACAATCCCAATCACCGGATTTATACATATATTGATCACATATATCTGCTATTGTAAATGCATATGTACATTTACATATATCAACACCTTTAGAGTAAATATAATTTTCTTGAAATAAATCCCATATATGACCATGTTCGTGCACCGACTCTGTTATATTGATTGATTCATTACTACATAGCATTTCTTCTGCAAATTCTTTTGGTGTTTTGAAAATATCTTTATCGGATGAACCATCTAAATATGAAAAAAAATCTCTAATATTACCATCACATCTAACAGATGCATTTTTTGATTCTATAGACTGGTTATCACACAATGTAAGTATTTCACGTGGTTTATATTTTGGGACTATGATCGTTTCAAAGTTTGGATACATACACATTTTGGTAGATGTTACTACGAGGGATCCTTTAGAGAGATATTCACCATCTGAAACTTTATTAATAAGTGGTTTGAATTCTAGATTCAAATCTTCTATATATAAATGTTTACGAGAAGTTTTAATAAAAGTTAAAAATGGACAGGAATTACTCATATGATGTTTTTGTAATTCGATACAATTTATTTCATTTAAGACACTGTTTAAAATAAAAGATTTGCCGCTACCAACAGCTCCACACAGGAAAACATTTTTTGATTCACTTACATATTTTTTTAGTAATTCAATCTGTTTTGTATGTAATGTGTATTTAGGTTCACTTTTTTTTTGTTCGATAATTTTAATGAAAGCATCCATTGACGATCTTACTAATCAAGCTATAGATTTGGTGCTTGAGAATGACGCACTATATACACGTGTACTCAATCCTTTAAAAAGGAAAATTGCACCATATGCTATCGGTGTTTCGTTATTTAATCTGGTGATTTTTGTTTTACTCATTCAAGTAACTTTCAAAATTAATAATATACATCGACCAATACCAATACTTATGTAATTATTTATTACCAGATTCAATATCATCTTCTTCAACTTCTTCGACTTCTTCGAGTTGTTCGACCGTCTCGTAAGTTACCACTTCCTCATACTCCTCTGGGTCTTTAGATAAAAACGCGCCAACCTTATCAAAAACAGTGTTTTTGGTCAGGGCCCTGATAGGTTCCACAGTTTTCGGTAATTTCAGGTGTGGTATAGGACGAACAGATAATATCTCTGGTTTTGTGAACACATTTTCTATTGGATACTCCTTTTCGAAATTCATAAGAATCTTTTTAGGAACAGCGGGACATTGTTCAAGTAAACGATCATATTCAGCTTTACATTCTTCAACAAATTTCAAACCCTCCTTTTTACGTTCTTCACGGGGGAGGGCTAATTGAAGTCTAATATTTCTCGAAAGACTTCCATGACCTAATGCAGATGTTCGATGATTTTCCATCAACTCATTCACCTTGAGGAACTGCATGATCGTCGCAATCAACCCCGCGATAAGATTCAAACCACCGATTATCGATGGTGCTGCTGGTTGAATACTCATGGGTAAAGTACTCTGAGCAAAATTCGCAGTACCTGTGATGGTCGACAGGACAATAACGGGTAAATTAAAACGCAGACTCAATTTTTTATACATCAGGAAGGATCTGTGATGCATATACCTGTAACATGCACATGCCTCACCCCATTGACGTAGGACATTCTCGTGATACTCATTCCACATATGTTCCATTTTAATTTCTTCTGACATCTTATAGTAAATGAATATAATTTTCTGGATACATGTTATATTTTTATTAGCAATACTTATAGTACCATTTACAAATGACAAAAAGAATCTAGAGTTTTATTCGATTCTCATACCTTTTCTATTTTATCATTGGAGTGTAAATGATGATACATGTGCATTAACACAGGCTGAATGTTATGTAACCGGTCAACCAAAAGAAGAAACATTCATGCACCGACTTGTAAGTCCGATATATAAAATGGAAGATAATCAAATCAATAATATTACAAAAAGTATATTTTTCTTTTTGTGGTTTTTTGTTCAATATAGATTAGGACATTTTAATAGATTTGTTGAAGAACTGGGAAATGTATATAAAGCTAAGAGTAGTAAGTAATGTATATGGATTTCAAGATTAGTAACGAAATTATTCGCCTCAAGAATGCCAAGGCGTTGTACCATGATACATACCTGACAAACCTGGAGGAGTTTGATGAGAAAATTGTACGCCTCGAGAGTCAGATTGAGAGAACGACTTCTGTGATGAAGCGTGAGCTTCTCGAGAAGCAGAAAACATTTTTACTAAATGAAATTGAGAAGATTGACAAGACTATGGAGAGTACCACAAAGTTTATTGATAATAAGCTAGAAACTCTTAATAAACAACTAAAGAATATTGATAATGAGAAGAATTCATTTGACTACAACATCGATAAACTCAAAAAAGCTGTTGAAAGGAGGAATATAAATGAAATATTTGATATGTTTGAATGTATTTCTAACGCACTCTGTGTTCTCAACGACGAAGTTTCGCGTACTCCTGAACAGCCCTGATGAATTCACGATCTCTCTTTACTTTAGGATCAACACCTATGAGTACATAGGTCAGTTTATTCGGAACCTTAGGTGTATTCCCCTTTGATTTGGGTACCATCTTTAATTTTTTCCTAGCGTTCTGAACCTGTTTAGCGGTGGGCATTTATTATACCTTAGCAAAATATTTGAATCTATCAAAAAAATGAACGGTATTTCTAAAATTGTAATATACAATCATACATAACGCATCAGCTATATCATGTTTCCTTTCATAAGGAATAACATTAATATATTTTTCAGCGATTGAAACAGTTCGCTCCTTCCTCTGCTCATAGTCTAGATGTCTCATACCAAAATGTGTATGCATGCTCACAGGTGAAATCAAAGAAACCTTGTCTTTGAACATGTAATGTAGTAAAATCTCAATATTCGTGAAACCCATAGGTGGTTGTCTCTCTATCAATATTTTATCAGCTGAGTCGAATATATGTCGATGGTCCTCAACGAATAAAGGAATAAGATCTACAAAGTCATTTGAATGTACATATTTATAATCCCCGAGGCTTACCTTTTTCATATATTCAACTTTAATATCTGTACCGTTATCAACTTCCGCAAGAACTAGACCCATGTTATGATACCCAATATCTATTCCCAGTATTAACATATTTTTTTATTCTATATTATCCTTAAGTATCTTTTTTTTTATGAAGTTTCCAAACTAACGTCTGACGGAAAAAATTTGGAATAGTTGGGGCTCGACCTCGATGTTTTATATTTGAATTGAACATAACAGCTCTATTTTCCAAAGGTTCTATTGCTAGAATTCCATTCTCTATCATAAATTCTGTGTGTCCGTTTGATATATTAACAGTGCTTTTAGTTACTGGATTTAAATAAATCATAAATGTAAAATAATCAATATTATCTGCATCATCATTACCTGTATCTGTATGCCATCCTCCATCTTGACCTATTAATTGCCCATTCACATAGACCATCGCACATTCCCATTTATGTCGGGTGACAGTGTTGATTCTTTCTAATAAATATTCACTGAAAAAAGGTACTTCTTCCAGATGACAATCAAACCATTTATTATTTGATCCTTCATATGACGGATCCGGTAGAGAACTATGTCCATATTTCCATACTGAACCAGACAAATGTTTATTTATCTTATCCATTTCATCTAAAGTTAAAAAGCCATCCATTGTATTCAGTGAAGTCGGTCCAAAGTCGTTTATCATATACAAAATATATTATCTTATTCTTTATATATGAAGAACAAAGTTAAACAACAACTTTTTGTACTTGTTATATGTGTACTTACCGTAGCGTTGGTATATAAATTGTATAATCCAACTGTTATAAAAGTTCCGGTACAAGTTCAACCAAATGTGATAAATTACCCCGAACCCAGAAGAGAACGCGTGAGAGAACCAGAGTTTAGAGGCCCCCCAATTAAACAATATAAACCGGGGTTTACACAACAGATGGGTATTATTACCGGGTCAGATGGAGAAACGTTACCTATATATGGAAAAGAAGTAAGGGGACGACGCGATAGGTATCATTATTACACTACAACAGGTGGGGAAAATCTATACCCTATACCTATCAGTCATAACGCAAGAGATTGTACGGAAGATATCGGATGTGAAGAATTATATGGAAATGAAACAGTTTCAGTAACTGGTAAAACTGGTTCATTTGATGTAAATATGTACAGGACAGATGATTTTTTTTAAGCTGTATCCTCATCATCTTCACTGGATTCAGACATTTTCTTAACGCGTTTTTGTATATCGTTAACGAGCGAACTTGTCTGACTGGAAGAACAACAGCATGACAGAGCACACACAGCTAATACTGGGGGTGGTTTCATTGGCATTTTCATTATAAGCATTACAACAAGCATGGAACAAATGCAAGAACCTACAGTCATTCCAAGTTTGTCATTACTCATTGGTTCACCAGACGTTTTGAATAGAGAGTCAAACATTATAATATATGTTATTATAATATTATAAATTTCTGTTTATAATATCATATTCCCTTGTTATAAATCCAGATTTCCCTGACAATTCCGCCTTTGTGCGCAAAAGTTCAACTATCGTATCTTTATCAAGATGTTTTAGAAAATCCACTTTCATCTCGATGTCGTGAAGTTGATGTGCCTCCCTTTTACCCTGCACATATGGCCACGTATGTTTACGTAATGACGACACTTCCGTCTCCAGTTGTTTAATTCTTGGAATGAGTACTTTACGTATTAAAATTTTCAATTCGAGTACTTCATTCATTTATATTACTTAGTTGTAGTGTTTATAAGCCATGTTATACAAGTGTATTTTGTGACGTCATTTTTTACGATACCACCTCTATGAATATAATTCCAATTAGATGGAAAAAATAAGAGTGTTCCCTGTTTGGGACGGATTCCCTTTTTCATCCAAAATTCAGTGACACCACCATCATCTTCATCCAGTGTGTTTAAATACCACATAGCTGTCACCACTCTTTGTGTGTTGGTATTACAGTTTAAAAATTCATCGATATGCCATGTATAAAAGTCATTTTTTTTCATCCTTTGTATATCGTATCCCGAATCTATTTTTATTGATTGAAATACATGTTCCACTACCTTATCGACTCCCACTAAATTTTCTAAGTAAGTTTTATATTTTTTCATTCCATCTTCTAAATTTTTATGTAACAAAACATCTATTTCATCCCACTCTTTCATACCTGTTATATGCAATATATCAGATTTTCGGATTTGATCATCAACCCTGTTATTGACATTAGATCCATCACCATTACCCACTGACGATTTAACTACGTTTGGGTCATTATCGAATTTTTCTATCATTTTCTCACATAGATCTTTTGGTAAGTGATTGTCGATCTGGTATATAAATTCCATTTATTCTGAAATGAAGTTTATTCTTTATACATTTTCTTAACTTTGTATAAGTATGACACCAGATAAGTGTATTTTTATAAAAAAACTTGCACATGGTGTTCATGATTTGATGGAGTATTCACAGTATGTCAATCAAATTGGGTCAGACCCCCAGAACAACACTGAAAAATTTATAAAGAAACACTTACTCAACAAGAATCGCGATGGTACGTATGACTTTTCGGTTGGTAAATTTAGAATTGCTATAGACATGTTAGATAGTGAAACAATCAATACTATTCTACTATATCTGGATCATCTTACTATAACCATAGACCGTGCATATACAATGACATCACTAAATCCTCTTCTTTTATCTAAAGAAGATAGAGTATTTGTCAGTCTGATTAATGACGGGGACATCGTAACGTTTAATGATTTTCTCATCTATTAATAAATGCGGTATCTAGAATTGAAAAATAAGGCTAAGAATCAGGGTCTTCGTGTAACCAAGACTGTCAAGGGAAAACGCGTTCAGCTCACCGCTAGGGAACTTCGGGCTAAAATTATGATGAACTTTGAGAACAGTGTGAAAAATGCACAGAAAGTTATCAGAGTGTGTCAAACCATAGTAGTTCCAACCCGGTCGGTGGGTGCCCCTCCCCCACCTCATCCTCCACCACCCCAACGACGAGCACCAGTCGTAAATACACAACGCGCGAAACTCATGGCTGAACTGAAAAATACATTAAAAAAGAGGGGATTAAGATAAGTATGGAAGGCACTCTCAGATTGAGAAAAGTCAAAACCCTCTTAGAGACCTGGAGTGGTGAAAATGTGGACGAAGCATACTCACTACTTTCTACCTACGCCAATGCCATGCGAGAAAATGGAAATCCTGAAGAATTCGTAGAGCAGTATCTCGGTGAGGAACTTTACGAACGCTTGAACACGATGATTCAATTTTTTAAAAAGTTTAAAAAATTTAAGAGGGAATTTAAATAGAGGGTATACTCTCAGCGTTAAGAGAAATGATTGTAGTACATCGGTTATATGTTGGTCCGTTGTATGGTAACTTAACACCCTGCTGATTAGCTTTTGCATACATATCCGCTTTAATTCCTGTGGGTAATATGAATGATTTACCTTCTGACATTTTAGACATATCGATCTTGCTAGATTCTCCATCTAGTGCGAGATCGAAAGTCAATACTGGATCACCTTTATAATTACATTCTGGATAAATTACAAGAGCAGCTATATTCTTAACATTTTCTTCAATATCTTTGATTCTTTTCCTCTCGTTCTCTCCCTGTACGAAAAAGTAACCACCTATGGTACTAAAAACAGAACTTACACAAGCTACACCAATTGCGATAGCAGTCATATTATAATATACACATTATAATATGTCTGGTTTAAATGAAGAGGAGCGTGTAGAATATATTAAAATAGTGAAGGATAATCTTGTAGAATTACGGGAATCTGATTCATGTAAAAAGATGAAGGAATTAATGGGTAGTAGAGAGGATAGCGAGTTTAAGTCTACTTTAGATGATTATCCCGGTGACATCTTTACACTCAGTGGTACAAAACGTAAACATGAGGTATGGGAAAATGCGATTGGATTAGACGAAGGAGGTATCGACGAATTGGGTAAATTTACTGCAAGGGATTTCGAAGGTGCAGTGCAGATGTGTATGGTAACTGAAGAAGAATTTGAAAAATTCATAGAAAGGTAATCCCGAACCTCTTAGACATAAACTTCCTGACACCCTCAAAATCTGGGTAACTCCAGAGGTACCACCGCGACCAAAACCCCGCACCACCGATACCACTAATCCCCCAATTCTCAGAGAAGCTGTAATCTATCTTCAACATCTTCTCTTGGATTTTTTTAGGATCTCTCTCCGCAATAACACTCTTTGGTATTCTCCCCCCGTGTCTGAGAACATAGGAACGCATCCGTGCGGGTGTTTCGTGTTTTGTGTAATCTGAGTACCCACTTGCACCAAAGTCAACTGTTCTACCATCTCCGAGGATGGCCCTGAACTTCTTTTTGCGATTAGGACTTTTGATGACTTTGACAGTATACATATAACTTAAAAATATAAAATATATATATGTATGATTAAAATTGCATATCCTTTTATTTTATATAACTTATCTCTTCATCAGAATAAAGTTAATTTTGTTAACATAATATTACCAGGTGTAGATTCATATGATGAGTACAATTTATTCAAATCCGTTAAACAATCAAAATTAAAGTATATAGATCTTTCTGGTGTAGAAAAAGTGTATTACAAATTAATTATGAATGGTAGAATTAAAAATTTCAAAGAATTATTTACTTATTGCAACCACCGCAGTACCCCTCCTTTTTGGGGAGGAAGAAAGCACGCTCTGAACCACGCTTGACGCGGTAGATGTGATCATATATATGGAGGATTCCAATGGTGAGCGCGAGGGTGGAAACAACGACACCATTTACCTTACGCGCCTTAAAGGCGTACACTGCGATGATAACAACAATAATCATCTGTACAATGGTCAATTTGGGTAAAGTGGGCATCGAGAAACGCTTCTCGACTGTATCAACTTCCTGAGTAGGCTGGGGCTCCACGTATTTAGAACCTTGTCCGTATCCGGGCATTTTTATTATCTACGGAGAAAATAATGTGGCCACTTATATTGATTCCTATGAGTTTAATTTTTCATGATTTTATAAAGGCGCCAATAGATCGTCTGTATTTCCAGAACCCACGAAGACCCCTAATGGGTATGCGAAACTCAATCATTGATATACTTACATGGTTTTCAAAATATTCAGTGCGAGATTACCCTGGATTATGGCTCGTAAAGTTTCATTTACGAAAGATTCAGATAGAGTTTGAAAACGTCTCTAAAACACTTCAGAAACGATACTTTCATGACGTTGACCCATGGTTTGAGAATAATGAGGGGTACTACTTCTATAAAGCTGAAAAATTCCCACTTCTGAAAAGTCTCATAGACGAGATTCCGTGTATATATAAGGAGACTGCATTGTTCGCAGTTGTCAATGGACCGATGAAGATAGCTCCACATCGAGCAGAGACAAACCTCTTACTTCGGTACCATCTTACTATAGAGGGTGGTAGTGATTGTACACTATATACCGAGAAGGGACTCCACGTACACAGAGAGGGTGAAGATATCCTATTTGATCATGCGCGATATCATGAACTCAGTAAGACTGGTGAAGGTAGACGAGTTGTTTTGATTTTGGATGTCAAACGATTTTAGAGATGTTTCTGACATACAGCGACATACATATCACTCCCACCGATGAGTTCGAGTTCCATGTTTTTAACTATACGTTTTGTGAATGGACCAGGTGTCTCTTGTCGACAGTACATACATAGTGCTGACAACTTTGTAACTTCACTAGCAATTGGGATACACTCGAGAAGTTCTCCCCATTTCCTTTGAAACGCATCACCATCGAGCCCTGCGATGATGACATCCTTCCCCATATCTAGACAAGTTGTGATAAACCTTTTAAGGTCAGGATAAAACTGCGCTTCATCGATCGCGACAACATCAGAATCCTCAAAATAACACTTCCCTAACAGTTCATACAAGTTAAATACTTTATGACAATCGAACTTTACATTATCATGTGTCTTGAGAACTTCGTCGGGTGATCTCGTATCTTTCGCGGAATTTACAACAACAATCCGCTTCCCTAAAATTTTGAGTCGTTTCAACCTTCGAATAAGTTCCGAAGTTTTACCGGAAAACATATTTCCCATAATAATTGACAAACCCATCCTCACCTGATTATTATAATATTATATCTTTTATATGGGTGATTTACACAGAGCAACCTTAAATGGTAAGAATGGGTACTATAAACCTACAACAGGGGAGCTCATATTTGGGAAATGTATTTATTCGAGTATTGGGTCAGCTATAAAATATCTCAAATAGTATATGTGATAAAAATATTATTACAAAATAAGAATGCCTCAACCAAAACCC